TCTTTATCTGTAGATCAAGTGTTTATAAAACAATTTGAAGCAGATGTTCATTTAGCTTATCAGCAAATGGGCACAAAATTACGTTCCACAATTCGTAGCAAAAGCGGGGTTGTTGGAACATCTACAACATTTCAAAAAATTGGCAAAGGTATTGCCAGTACAAAATCTCGTCATGGAATTGTTCCGGTGATGAATTTAAATCACACACCTGTGGAATGTGTTTTGCAAGATTACTATGCAGGCGATTGGATTGATGCATTGGATGAATTGAAAACTAATGTCGATGAACGTCGTGTAGTTGCATCTGCTGGTGCCTATGCCTTAGGTCGCAAAACAGATGAATTGATTATCGCAGCTATGAATACAGCAACTCAGTATGTTGGTGATTATTCAACAGGTTTGACCAAAGCATTGATAATGAGTGCGATAGAAAAATTAAATGAAAACGATGTACCAGATGATGGTCGCAGATTTGCTGTGGTTGGTGTTCATCAATGGAATGAATTGATGGGATTGACTGAATTTGTATCTGCTGATTATGTCGGTAATGCAACGCCATTGGTTGATGGATGTGAATCCAGAAGATGGTTAGGTATTAATTGGATTCTATGCAATTCATTACCTTTGGCAAATACTGATGATCGTGATTGCTTTATTTATCATGCATCAAGTATTGGTCACGCATGCGGTCAAGAAGTAAAAACAGATATTACATGGCATGGGGAACGTGCTGCACACTTTATCAGCAACAGTATGTCCCAAGGTGCTGTATTGATTGATGCAGAAGGAATTGTTCGTATTAAATGCGATGATGATGATGCTTAATAAACAACCAAAAGGAAAATCAAATGGCATTTCAAAATAAAAATTTATCTGTAATTGCATATGCAAATGGCTTTACTTTGTGGCACTACAAAGCAAATGAAACATTGGCAACAATAATTGCTTCTGGATATTTTTCCAGTGTTCATACTTTGATGAACACAGGCGATATCATTTTAATAAATGGTTCAAATGGTACAACAATTAAATCTATCACTGTGACAGATGGTGTTGTAACGGTTGCTGCTTTGTCATAAAGTCGCATGATAATGTTTTATAACGGGTCGCTTAGCGACCCGTTTTTATATTAAATGGGTATAAAAATATGTTTACAAAAATAGATTTATGTTCAATGGCTTTGTTAAAACTAGGTGAAAAACCAATTCAATCTTGGCAAGAAGATTCGGCAGCAGCACAATTAGCACGCAGTTTATTTGATGCTGTTGTTGATAATTTATTATCTATGTTTCCGTGGCGCTTTGCTACACAAATGATTTCATTGACTAAGAATTCAGATAATGAATTTATTATTCCAACAAATGTTTTACGTGTTTTAAAGTGTGATGGCAAGATGGCAGGGAACAGAATTATTGCATGTTCAGATACATTGGAAATAATAGCTTTGGTAAAAACAGAACCGGAAAATTTTCCAGGATATTTTGCAACATTAGTAGCAACTAAATTAGCAATAGAATTTTGTATTCCGTTGATTGGTGATGTAAATGTATTCAAAATGATGACTGCTTTGTATGAATCAGAATATCAATCTGCTAAATTTATAGATAGTACGACATCTAATCAGGCTAATATAGATAATTTTTCTTTAATCAATTCCAGATTTTAATCCAAGGAGTTTTTATCATGGGAAATTTTCTTAAAACACAAAATGTATTTTCTTGTGGGGAAGTATCGCCAGAATTTTATGCACAAAATGATATTCATGGTGTCGCAAAGCTTGAAAATATAGATGTTCTACAATCTGGTGGTTTAACACGCAGAATGGGCTTAAAAAGTATTAGGCAGGTATCTAATAATGCAATTTTAGTACCTTTCCCAATAAATGAAACAGAAAAGTATTTATTAGTGTTTTACAATAATGCTATAGACGTATATAGTAATGACACAAAAATAAAAACAATGGTTGCACCATGGAGCGCAACAGATTTAAAAAATTTACAATATGCACAAAGATTTAATAAGTTGTTTTTGGTTCATCCGAATTACCAGCCATATGTTTTGACCAGGAAAAATAATAGTTTTAATTTGTCTGTATTTCAATTTCATGTTAATTCAGATCTTAGTGTAAATTTACCGTTTATACGATTTGAAGAAACATCTGGTATTTCTTTGACAATTACTAGCAGTGACATTGATTTAAATCATGCTACATTTACAACCAATGCTGATTATTTCACAGATAATTCTGTGGGACAAAGAATAAACGCTATTTCAAAACAGTGGGTGGTAGAATCTGTCCAAAGCGCACGTATCGCCACAGTATATACCAACGGTGATTTCTCGTTTCCAGCTAATCCAACATATTCGTGGTCTGAAAGCGCCTTTTCTGATAAACGTGGTTGGCCTAGTTGTATTACTTTTCATCAGAATAGATTAGTATTTGGTGGAACACCAACTATGCCAAACGGTATTTGGTTATCTAAAACGGGTGATTATTATAATTTTGATGTTGGTACAGGGTTAGATGATGATGCGATTTATACAACATTATTATCTGCTCAGCATCATAATATATGTACATTGGTAAGTAGTGATAAATTACAAGCTTTGACTTCATTTGGCGAATGGGCAATTTCAGGTTCTCCTTTGACACCATCATCAGTGACTATAAAACAACATACATCTGTGGGCAGTATGATAGATAGATATTTACCACCACAACAAATAGAAGGTAGTACAGTATTTATAGCAAAATCTGGTAAAGACATCAGAGAATTAGATTTAGATGCTTTGGGTGAAAATTATAATGCAACAGATTTGTGTGTGTTTTCAAAACATTTGATGAATAATCCAATCAGTGTAGCATATAATGCGAATATTCATAAATTGTTTATAGTTATGTCCAACGGACAAATGGCTGTATTAAATAAATATTCTAATACAGATATCTCGGCGTGGGTAAGATATAAAACAGACGGTGATTTTAAATACGTATGTGCATTTAATGATTGTATATATGTCATTGTGCAAAGACAGAATACTTGTTATTTAGAAAAATTTGATGAATCTTGTTTAATGGACGCAGGAACATATAATTTTTCATATACGATATCTGCTTTTCCAATCATTGTTAATGGGCATTGTCCTAAAAAGGTGCGGATACGTAAAGTGTCATTGCGTGTGACAAATACTAAAACATTATTTGCAAATGGATGTCGTATAGAATTACCAAATTATATCTATGAAGAAAATCATGCAGGATACACCGGAGATTTATCTGTTAATTTATTGGGTACAGAACATCAGACAATGCAATCTTTGTGGTCTGTATCCAGCAACGAACAATTACCAGCAACAATATTATCAGTCAGCGTAGATGGCTGGTATCAAATATAAAGGAGATTTACATGGGACAATTGGTTTCAGATGTGACAAAAGTTTTAGATTACAGAGAATCTAAAAAAAATGCAGAAAATACACGCCAAAAAATATTGGCTGATATGGCAACAGATGAAAAAACAAAAACAAATTTGATTAAGAAGATATTGGCGCAACAACGTGCAAAATACGGTGCTAGTGGAAATAGCGGAACAAGTTTTTCTGAAAATGCTGTTTTAAAACGTTTGCGTGATGAAACAGCGAAACCGTATGATATTAAACGTCAAGAAAATATTGAAAAAATCAAAAATACGAAGGTTAAAAAACCAAATTTAGTAAAAAAATGGTTGTCTAGCACAGATAAAATAGCTGGTTAAAATGCAATCAATGACAATCACAGAGGCTTTTAATTTTCTGGATGCGTGGAATAATGTCTTGGGTTTTCAAACACCAGTTCATCATAAGACAATAATGCAGTTTTTGGTTGAAGTATTAAATAATGAACCACATCGTGGCTTGTTAAATGCGTTTAGGCATTCTGGTAAATCGACTGTGGTTGGTATATTTGCTGCGTGTGTATTATATCATATCCCAAAAACAAGAATATTGATATTGTCGGCTGAATCTGGGTTGGCATCACGAATGGTGTCTCATATAAAAAACATTTTAGAAAATCATCCGTTTTGTGGTGATATATTGCCAGATGTAAAAAGAGAGTGGGGCACACATAAAATTACTATTAAACGTCCTATTGGCATCAGAGAACCATCTGTTATATGTCAGGGTATTTCTGGAAATATCACTGGTATGCGGTCTGATTTAATAATCTGTGATGATGTAGAAGTCCCGAATACCTGTAATACGCAACAAAAAAGAAATAATTTGCGCGAAAGATTACGAGAACTAGATTTCATATTGTCTCCATATGGAACAATGATTTACATTGGAACACCTCACACCAAAGATACTATATATCAAACAGATTGATTGATTTACTTATGAGCGGCAATAATTGCACGTAATTTAGTCAAAACTTCTTTGCCTGCATCGCCAAACATAGGTAAATACATCTCGAAATCTAGCATGTTCGCTTGAATCAAAGCGCGATTGCGTTCTGTGGCTGGTTCGGATACAAGTTTCTGAGCAGTATTCCAATTATCGTACGCTTGGGCTGTGCGCGCAACAACATCCCATTTTGCAAGTAATTCATTATTATCTGTCAAAGCGATTTTGATATCATCAATCCAGTCACTACCGAATCTTTGAACAAATGGTAGCTGTTTAATTTTATCTAAACTGGCTGTATCTGGTGTAAAATCTTTTAAAGTATCTTTTAATTGTTGAACTTCTTCTGGGTTCAAAGATGCTTCTATTTCGGCACCAAACATCATTCCGCCATAGGGTAATAAGTTGTTGTCTATGGAATCAATAGGAGTTTTACCACTGCGTAAATTTTTGATGTGTTCAATCAATTTATCACCGGTTGGCAAAGTGGCCAAAGCAGTTAAAACATCTTCTTCTTCGGATTCACGCAAAAACACTTCATTCACAGCAATCCAACCACCATTTATAACATGCTCCTGACGATATAGATTCAGTAATCTTTGCGCTGTAATCATGGTATGTTGTTGCATTTGTTATCCCCCCATATAACAGATGATTATTTCATAACAATCATAATAACCTTGTGCATTGTTTTACCAGTGATTTTTTCTTCTGGATTAGAAATATGACCGTATATTTTACCTTTGCTATCTTGGCGAACAACAGCAATTTGTGCTGAAATTTCATCATTTTCATTTAATTTATCAAAATCAGATTCTAAAAATACAGCCAAATCACCAGCAGATGGTTTCGTATTAGCATCAGCAAACACATAAGAATTTTCTGGAACAAAACCACCTAATCTTTTGGCATTAGGACTGATAGCATAAACATAACAACATCCTTCCAAAGAAGCAGGGGCAACAATCATAGATTCATCAGATCTCTTGAAACGAATACCTTTGCCAGAAGGAACCCCAAACACAGGTACCAATTTTTTACGTGCATTGTCATACATTTGCGCGCCATATAATCCGCAGTGTTTATCCAAACCAGAAGCAGGATTACAAGGTTCTAGCACAGATTTAATACGTTCTTGGGCTTTGTTGATTTGTTTGTTTAATTCGCCAGCATTGTACAACCTAGCAATTTCATCGAACAAGCCAGATACATCATAACCAAAGGCTGTGGCTAAATCATTAACTTCGTTTTCATAAACTTCGCGCTGACCGACTTCTATTTTATGATACACAGATAAAGTCATTTTTGCAGCTTTTGCAGCTTCTGCAATAGTCATATCTGCACGTTGGCGAATTTTACGTAATCCGCTACCAAATATCTTTAATCCGCTACCTTCGTTATCTGTTAAACGGCGTTTAATTTCGCTTTGCCATTTATCCGCATAGGCATCTGTTTCATGAATAAACAAATCAGATAACTTGCAACCCAAAATAGAACACATGTTCAGTAATTGTTTTTGGTTCAAGCGGCGAACACCCTTTTCAATTTTGGATACAGCAGACAAAGACAAGTTTGCGCGCTTTGCCAGCTCTGTCATACGCATGCCTCTGCTTGCACGAATACTTCTTAGGTTATTAGGAAATATTATTTCTTCTTGTGCCATAGCGAACTCCTTGGAATTTGTTGCTTGAATAATAGTCAATTTTTCAGAATTTATCAAGAAAAATAATTATATTAAATCATCTGGCACATCATTGACATCAGCAAGCTCAGAATTTTCAATGCTGGACCGTGTAATAAACTG